AACCAATGGCGACTTGCGTCATTTAAGCACTCCGAAAATTTAGTTGGCCCGCTTGGGGTACATGATGTCTTTGGGTGCGCGTTTGGCCGACGCCGGGGCGCCCGTGCCTTTCTCGAAGGTGTCCTCGCTCAAGCGTTCACCGACGATGCGCATCGCGTTCACGAAGGAGGGATTGTTGCGGTAGCTTTTAGCGAGCTCACGAAACGCCGGCTCATAGCTGGTGAGAAAGCCGATGCCGGTCTCCGCCGCCGCGAGCTGCGGTGCGGTGAAGCGCGACTTGCTCTCTGCCTCCCAGGCTTTATCCTGCGCAGCCAACTGGGCTTGCCACCGTGCTTGAGCCGTGCGCGCCTGGTCGGCGAACAGGTCAACAATTTCCTGCGGACTCAAGGTGACTTTGCCTTCAGCGTTCGGAGCCTTCGCCTTCACAAATTCGGTGAACTTGGTCACCGCTTCAGGGGCGAGCTTAAGATCCGAGGGAACGTCGAAGACGGGAGCAGCAGGCGCGACGACCGTCTGTCCATCAGTCTTGGGTGCAGTGTCTACCGTGGACGCAGTCGTTGCCGGGGGCGAGTCTGTCGCGGCCGGCGCGGGTGATGCGGTTGCGGGTGTCGTTGCGGGGGCGGTTGTGGCTGGCGGGACTTGAGTCGTTGCAGCAGCTGCGGGCGCCGTGTCAGCGCTTGCGGGCGCTGTCGTGGGAGTGCTTGAAGTGTCGCCGGGCGCCGCGTCTGCCATTGAAATCCCATCCATTAGACGGGGACCAATGCTAGGCAAGTCTCAACTGGGGAAATGTTGTGAAACGTTGTAAATTGCCGTGCTAATTGTCATTCGCATGAGAGAACCGAACTTGTTGACGCAGAAAGGCTTAGCCGTTTTTTTAAGTGTGGATCGCATCACGATTTGGTACTGGTACGCGCGCGACGTCGAGAACAAACCACCGCGCGTGAAGATCGGCAAGCGCTACTACTACTCGATCGAAGCCGTGCGCGAGTGGCTCAGGCTTGCCGGGTGCTCGTCTTTGGCTTCACGCGAGCCTGCTCCAACTCCCGCCGAACGGCGAACCATAAGGTTAAGTCGGTATCCGAGATCCACTGCTCGAGCTGCCACGCAATAGAGCGCCGGCCGGCGACCTCGCACATCGTCGAGTTGTTCGGATGAAAATGCGGCGCATTCCAGCCGCACGCGCCAATCAGCCGCGCCACGAACCGCACGCCCTCTTGAGTTGAGAGCACCGCGCGCAGGTCGTTGTCCCACTTCAATTCCCGCGACTTGTCGGTGAGCGCCTTGGCTTTCAGCTGCGCCGGGTTGCTCGCATTGACGGGGGTTTCGAGGAATGCAAGCGTCGGATCGACCTTCTCCTCGGTCGGGTCGTTGTAGAGCTCCTCGGCAGATTTGGGTGGGTTGCTCATGAGACGTCCACTTCGTCTGGGATCCGCGAGCAAACCCCCGAGACCAGGTGCTGCGCACGGGTCAGCCAGCCCTGCACCTCGAGTCCCGAGGTGCGATGGCCCCAGCCGTACACATTGACGTCTTGGTCCGCGCGGCCAAGTATTAAAATGCACGTCAGGTACGGATCCGGTGCTTTTTCGATCCAATCCGCCATCTTGCGCAGCTGCAGCGCGAGATCGTTTAAGTTCGTCACGGGAAATTCGACGACCTTCATCCGGACACCGGCGAGGCGCCCACCGCCGCATCGAGCGCGCTGCCTTGACCCAGCGGCGTGTTGCCCATCTTGTTGATGGCCGTCGAGTGCGCGAGCGCGGCCTGGGCGGTTGCCGCCTGCTGCTCTTGCGCGGCCTGCTGGTCCTGGACCTTTTGGCGCTGTTGACGAATGGCATCGACGTCCGCATCGGAGCGCACGATCGTCGCGGGCACGCCGGTTGCGATCGCGTACTCCTCGATGGCCTCATCGAAGTTGACCTTGTCGAGCCCGGGGTTCTGCGCGCCCTGGGCGGAGAGCTGCGCGACCTGGCCCACGAAGCCCATGAACTGCTGAATGCTGCCGGCGGTGACCTGCTGGATCGCCTGGGCGAGGATCGAGGAATACTCGACCTTGATGTCTTGACCGCGCATCGCCTGCGGCGGCGGCGGCAGCTCCCCGTGGCGCATCATTTCGGCGAAAAGCCACTGATGCATCGGGTTCAAGAATTCGTAGTTCATGTTCTCGAGCACCGGCCCGAGCATCAGGAGCTTCTCCTGCTGGCGGGCATTTACCTCCGCCGCGGTGATCGGCTGCTTCTGGCCGGCCTCATCCCCTGTGATGAACATCGCAAAAATGTTGGTGAAGAGCATGTCGTTGATGCGACCTTGGGTCTCCCTGATATCCTCGAGCAATGCCTGAATGTCCGGCTTTATTTCGTAGACCGGCTCGAATCCTACGGATCCTTGCTCGGGCGCAACGAAGGTTACGTCGCCGGGGAGCATGCTGGTGCGTTGATTGCGCAGCGAGGGATGAGCTTTCATGGGCGGGTCGACAAGGCGATCAATTGATTGAGCTTTTCGTTTCTGCTGTAGCTGCAGCGCTCGCGCGTCACCCAGTGCATCCATGGCAGGCCCCCTGGCCCATGCGTCCTCCGAGTTCGTGTACCAGCGCGCGACCCAGACCGGAAAGTCCCTAAAGCCGCCCATGCGCAGGATCTTCTTGTTGTCCTGATTCGCGTCCGAGTTCTCGAGCACTTTCGAAGGATCGCCGCCGCGCTCGTAATAGCAGGAGCGAAAGCGCATCCCTGAAGCGTCCATCTTGTACTCGCCCGAGGCGCCCTTCTTGCGGTCCAGGTTTTCATCGACCGCGTGCACCAGGTCGATCATCACGTCGAACTGCTTGTTGTTCCACATGGAACGTACCTGGGCGGAAATGTTGACCCAGCTCGCCTCTTCCTCGAGCGGGCCGGTCGCAAACCGGTCGACGATCTGCTGCACGGTCCATTTGAAGTCGCGGTAGAAGACATTCACGCGCCGGTGCTTGTCGTTGCCGATGTAGTAGCTGCCGATCGTGAAGGGCTGAAAGTGCGGCAGCTCGTCGCCGAACGCCCACTCGCGACCTAAAGCCATCACGCCGAAGATCCCGTATTCGCCGTAGCACTCGTAGGCGCAGTTGTAGAAATTCGACTTATTGAGGATCGCGCGCGCCTTTTTGGTCGCGGTGTCGAGCCAGGCCTTGACGCCCTCCGCCTCGAGGAGCGCATCGTCCTCGAGGCCGTACTTAAACCACGGGCGGCTCGGGGAGGTGGCACCGGCGAGCAAACCCGCGGCGAGCGTGTTGCCGGCGATCAGCGGCGTGGAATCGACGATGCGCCAGTTGCGCCGCCATCCCTTGTTGGTGTCCGAGGAGTCCTCGAACCAGCGCCCGCGGTACGGGCGAAAGTGATCCGCCAAGTCCCGCCAATTGGGATACCAGGTCATCCGGTCGATGTTCAGGATGCTTTTGCGGCGCTCAAGCTCGACTTTGAGCGTCTCCTTGTGCGGCGTACGGTTGCTTTTTCCGCCGCGCGTCTTCGGCAGGCCGCCGCCGGCGAGGCCTTCGTCGGGCTGGTTTAAATCGATGAGCTGGGTCATAGGACAAACCTTCTGGCGGGATCAACAGCGGGAAAGGTGGGATACGGTGCTTGCGACTCGGCTGTGTAGGGCGGCGTGCCCGCGGCGGCGCGCACCATCCACCCAGGCGCATATTCGTTGCCGTTCGGCTGCGCATTTAGGGTGGCATCCGAGAAATCGACGATCGAGTACAGGTAGAACGTGTCGCCCGGCGCATAGTCGACGCCGCGGTAGCTGCCGGCCGTCACGGCCGTCACGTAGAAACCCTGGCCCGTGGTGAAGAGATTGGCGGCGATGCCATCGAGACTAAAGACGCCCGCGGCGGCCGCGAGGGTGAGCGCCGTGATGCCCTGACCCAGCTGCGCGGCCTCGCCGACCAAGCCGAAGACCCCCGCGGCGGAGTCGAGCTGCAGGTTGCTCACCGACGGCGCGCCCAACAGGTTGAAGATCCCGGCGTTGGCCAAGAGCGTGTACGCGGAGAGATTGCCGGGGGCGAGCTGCGCCGCCTCGCCGGTGAGCGAGAAGAAGCCTGTCGCGGCGGTGAGCGTCGCGGGCGCGGTGAAAGTGACCGCCTCGCCGGTGAGGGCGAAGATGCCGGCCGCGGCGGAGAGCGTGTAGCCGTTCGCGACGCCGCCATCGAAGGTATACGACGTGCTGTCGAAGGTGATCGACGAGCTGTCGAAGGTGGTCGTCATCAGCCGGCCATCGAGGTGCCCTTAACCGATACCGCGAGGTCGACGGTGCCCCCGGTCAAGGTGCCCCCGATCGGCGTAATCTGCAGCGCGACCGGGCCGGGATAGTTGATGGGGGTATGCGCGGGAATCGCGTAATCCTGGGCGCTCGCGCCGATCGAGATCGTGTTGCCGCCGCCGTTGTTGATGAGCGTCGGTGTCGCCGCGGTGCCGAAGTTCAAGCCCGTGACGCCGGTTCCCGTCGGCGCCCCAGTGACATTGAAACCCCAGCGGTCGATCGCGTAGCCGGCCGGGAGCGTCATCGGCACCGCGCAGGGTGAGCCTGAGATCGTGCCCTGGAAGTCCTGCACGAAGGTCTCGGTAAGGAGGTTGTTCTCACACAGCGCCAAGTAGCTGTTGGTCGTGTCGATGAGCTCTAAGCGGTTGCCGTACGACAAGCCGCCGTTGCTCGCGATGATGCGCGGTTTCTGGGCGGCAAAGTTCGTGCCGTTCATGAGCGAGATGCTTGCGACGTT